CAAGACCCCGCGCCGGCCACTGGCCGCACCCGCAAGACCAAGGACTAAGCCATGCCCGATACCACTGTCCGCGTCGAATACATCGGCGCCGTGCAGAACTTCAGCGAAGTGACCATTACCGGCAATCAGCAGGTTTGGCGCATTGGAAGTTCCGCCTTCGTCGAAACCGGCCGAGCGTCGCAACTGGTAGCGTCGGGCAAATTCCGCTCTTTGGCCAACGACCCGGCCATGCTTCCGGCGAATCAGGCAAAGGTGGGTGCAAGCCCCGCGTCAGGGGGGATTGGAAATGTCCCCGCCGCGGACGGGTATGCGTATATCGCAGCATTCGGCAAATTCGGCTCCCCGCGTCAAGGGCCGCTGATTGCGCCACGCTCCGCGCTGTCTCAGTCGCTCCAGACAATATGGCGGCGCAACGCCACAAACCTCGACATCGTGAGTCGTTCGGGCGGGGATATGTGGTTGCGGACGCTTGTAAATCAATATTTCACGTCGTCGTCGTCGGTCGGCCTCAGCAGTGAGTTTTGGCGATTCGTGCGCCTGGTGAAATTGGACGGCGCGATCGTCGTTCCGACAATGACCCCCTCGTCCGTTGGCAGTTACACGACTGCGGATCGGATCATCCATCCTCACACCGACTACGGCGGGCAGACCGTGACCTCCGGAATCATCTACGGATCGACGGGAGTAAATGCCGTAATTTCCTGGGCCTGGACTGTTCCGGCATCGGGCGTCGTGTCGGTTGCGATTTTCAATAGCCCGAGCACTGCACAGGCATACGAAATCACCTGCGGCGGTGTGACGGCGACGGGAACGCTCACTTCCAGCCCGAGCAACGGAATCCTGCCGAAAATCGTCACGCTCTACGGCTGCACTCCCGGCGATGGGACTGTGTCCGTCAAAAAGACCAACAGCGGATCGTCGCTCTATACCGCCGGCCCGTGCTATGACCTTTCAACCGGCATCAAGCCGACCGCCGACGGATCTATGATCTACTGGTTCGCCAGTGACGCTCGCTACATCGACCACCCCGGATCAAATGAGCTTGCGTTTAAGATCGGGAGCACGTTCAGCGGCGGCTACCACGGCGGTCACTACGGCCGGCACGATTTCGTTCTCGACGGCGCGCTCGTCGACGTGACGACCGGCGGGCCGATTTATTCGGCCGATACCATTGATGTTCGGCACGAGGGGCGCATCGGCTCGATGGGTATCACTGCCGTCACCGCGTTTCGGTCGGACGGCCACACGTTCGATGCGAAAATCACCGCTGATGGGCTTTCGATTACTGAAACAAACCTACTGATGGTCTGCGGTCGCCCAGATATGAGCAACATCAACGGCGAGGCAATCCCGGCCGATTCCGTCTATCACGATCTCGGTGCTGTCCGGCAGTACCTCGACGTGTATTCGGCTGGCCGGGGGAAAGCCCTGACGACATGGATGGAACGCATCCAACTCAACGGACTGGATGCTCGCGACAAGATCGTCACGCAGGGCGTGAACAACGGCAGCTACAGCAAAGCATATCTCTCGACAGGCGCCGTTACTGTCAATTCGCTGGAGTGGTCGGCGGTCTGGAACTACTGATTATCCAACCCCCGTTGCGCGGGGATAACCCAATCCCCGAAGGGTCGGGGCTTAAACCCCGCCCTGCGCAGCACCCAGCCCGGCCATGTGCCGGGCTTTTTCTTGGTGATCACGAATGGAACTCAAGCCCATCTCCGGCCCGGCGGAAGAGCCCGTGACGCTTGCCGATGCAAAGCTCACGCTGCGCGTAGATCACGCCGAGGACGACAGCCGGATTCAGCGCATGATTGGCGCCGCCCGGGAAGAAGCCGAACAGATCACCGGCCGGCGCTTCGGCCTCCAGACTTGGGATCTTGTGCTGGACGCGTTTGAAAGCACCATCACCATGCCAGCCCCGCCCGTTGCGTCCGTCACGTCCATCAAGTACGACGACGACGCCGGCGCAGAGCAAACCCTGGCCGGGTCCGCCTACCGCGTCCGGGGATCAGAGCCCGCCATCATCTCGCCCGTCACATCCTGGCCCAGCACATTCAGCGGCCCGGCTGCGGTCCGCGTGCGCTTCCAGTGCGGCATCACCTCGGCAGACCCGCGCTGGAAGTCCCTGCAGTCGTGGGTCTTGCTGCGCGTTCAAGGCATGTACGAAGGGCGCGGCATCGACGGCGGCGCGCTTCTGGATGCGCTCAAGGCCTACCAATGACCACCAGCAACCAGCTCGACCGCCGCGTCAGCATCCAGCAGCAAAGCACCACGCAAGACGCCGCCGGGCAGCCCATTGAAACGTGGTCGTCTGTGGCCGAAACATGGGCCAGCGTCAAGTTTCCGTCCGGCCTCGGCGCCATCAAAGCGGATGCCGTCACCTCCACCGTCAAGGCGTCCGTGCGCATCCGTCACCGCGCCAACCTGCCCGATGAAGGCCTGCGCGTCCTCATCTCCGGCGTGGCCTATCGGGTTGTCGCAATCCTGCCAGTCGGGCGCCAGGAGTGGCTAGATCTGGTTTGCGAGAGGGCGGCATGACAGTCAGGCTAACCACAGACCTCGCAGGCCTTAACCGCTTGATAGACCAGCTCGGTACCGACGTCGAAGCCGCCGCCCGGCCCGCCGCCCAGGCCGCCGCCCAGGTTTTCTATGACGGGGTTGTCGCCAACGTCGATGCCCTTGGCACCGTCACAGGCAACCTGCGCCGCGCCATCTACCAAGCGTTCAGCCCCGAAAACTCAGGTCCGGGACGCGCCTCCTATAACGTCAGCTGGAACGAGCGCAAAGCCCCCCACGGCCACCTTGTTGAATACGGGCATGTGCAGCGCTACGTCGTCTATCTCAACAAAAAAGGCGAGTGGAAAACCAAGATCCGGCCCGAGATGCTGGGAAAAAAGAAGCCCAGCCGCAGGGCAAGCCAAGCCGTCAAGGACGCCTACTACGTCCCGCTGGCGTCGCCAAAGCAAGTCGCAGCAAAGCCGTTTGTGCGCCCCGCCTTTGCCCTCGCAGATCGCGCCAGCGCAGCCGCTGAATCCATGCTGCTCAAAAAACTGGGAGCCCTCTAATGGCTCAGCTCGAACCCCTTGTGTTCCAGGCCCTCACCGGTCTGGTGTCCGGCCGCGTCTATCCAGACATCGCCCCCACCAACACGCCGCGCCCCTACATCACCTGGCAGCAGGTCGGCGGCCCCCCGATGGCCTGGACAGACAAATCAACCACGCCCGGCGGCTTTGCCTGGCTGCAGATCAACGTCTGGGCCGACACCCGCATTCAGGCCGGCGTCCTGCGCAAGCAAGTGGAAGACGCCCTGATCCTGTTTGACGGCTTCGAGGCCCGCCCGCAAGACGCCGGCACCGCCACCCACGAACCCGACCTGACCCCGCCGGCCTACGGATTTCATCAAGATTTTGACGTCTGGTATCCGTAGCCAGGCTTAACCCACCCCCGCCCACCCGGGCAACCCCTGAACCCGCTTCGGCGGGTTTTTTCATTTCTGGAGATTACCCACCATGGCATCCACTCCCTCCGGCACCCAGATGGCCGTTGCCGCCACCTTCCAGGCCGCAAAAACCGTTTCCGGCGTTTCCAACGCTGCCGAAGCCGTCGTTTCTTCCACCGCTCACGGCTTCTCCAACGGCGACATCGTGCAGATCTACTCCGGCTGGGGCCTGCTCAATCGCAGCTTCGTGAAGGTCAAGTCCGTCACCGCCGACAACTTTGTGGCCGAGGCAATCGACACGTCCAATACCGACGTCTTTACCCCTGGCGGCGGCGCCGGAACCGCTCGCAAGGTGCTTACGTGGCAATCCATCTCACGCTACAAGGATCAGCAGAACAGTGGCGGGGAGCCCAAGACGATCACCTTCAAGTGGACCGACCTCGACATCGAGGAGTCGCTCAATGATGGCTTTACTGCCATTACCGAAAGCTTCAACGTCGATGCCGACAACATCAACGACGCCGGCTATCTGTTGCTTCGTTCTCTGACCCAGGTTCAGTCCGATACCTGCCTGCGCAAGGTTCTCAAGAACGGATCCAAAATCTACACGCCCTGCACCGTTTCCCTCAACGAGAACCCCAAGGACAGCGGCGGTGTGTATGTCTGCGCCGTGGCCATCAACGGCAACGGCCGCCTCACCCGCTACGCCTCCTAAGCCAGCCCACCGCCCGCCACTCGGCGGGCTCCGCACCTCCTCATAAACAGGAAACGCACTCACCATGGCATCCAACATCAAGCTCGGCGCACGCCCCAAAAACTTCGTCCGTACCGTCACGTTCGCCCTGCCCGAAGGCGGTGAAGGCCGCATCGCCTGCACCTACCGCTACCGCACCCGCACCCAGTTCGGCGAGTTCGTGGATGCGCTGATGGCAAAGTCCCCGGTCGGCCGGCCCGACTACACCGACCCCGCCGTCAACACCAAGCTGCAGCAGTCCCTCATCGCCAGCAATGCCGGCTACCTCATCAACGCCCTGGACGGCTGGGATCTGGACGAAGAGCTCAACGTAGCCAACCTGGAGCGCCTGGCCGACGAGCTGCCCGGCGCCGTAATGGCCATCATGGAAGACTACCGCGCCGCCTGCTGCGAAGGCCGCCTGGGAAACTGATCGCCGCCGCCCGGGCCATCTACACCCCCGCGCCTAGCGCCGAAGAGCTCGCCGCCGCCGGCTACCTCCCCGAAGACTTTGACGACGAAGCCGTCGAAGTCTGGCCCGAAAACTGGCCGGCGGTGCAGCTCTTCCTCCGCGTGCGCACCCAGTGGGATGTAGGCATGGCGGGGCCTGTGCGGCTCATCTACGCCTCGGTTTATCCATTGCTGGGCCGCATGAGCCTATCGCCTGACGACTGGCTCGCCATGCTGGACGACATCACCAGCATGGAAGTCGAAGCCCTCAAAACCATGAACGAGCACCGAAAAAAATGACCCAAGATCGCAAAATCAAGATCACTGCCGAAGTCGATGCCACCAAGGCAAAAGACGGGCTGGCAGAAGTCAAGGCTGCCGGTGCCGACATGGCAAAGTCTGTCGGAGCGTCGGCCGAGTCCGCAGGGAAAAAGATAGACAACATCGGCAATGGCGCAGACCCAAGCGCCGCAAAGCTGGATGCAAGCACCCGTCGCATGGTCGCCAGCATCCAGCGCGCCACCGCTGCATTTGAGGGCGGCGGAGCGTCAAGCAGAAAGTACTTTGAAACGCTGGCCGGCCAGCGTGGCGTCAGTGTTGAAAGCCTGCAGCCCTATCTCAATGCGCTGGATAGCGTCAGGGAAAAGCAAAACGATACGGGGGTTTCGGCTGCGCAAATGCAGGCGGCGCTTCGCGGCGTTCCGGCTCAGTTCACCGACATTGTTACGTCAATTGCCAGTGGCCAGGAGGCCCTCACCGTCTTCCTGCAGCAAGGCGGCCAGCTCAGAGACATGTTCGGCGGCGCAGGCAATGCCGCCCGGGCGCTGGGTGGCTACGTCGTCGGCCTCATCAACCCCTTCACCCTTGCCGCTGCCGCTGCTGGGGCCCTTGGCGTTGCCTACTACCAGGGCAGCAAAGAAGCCGACGCCCTGGCCCGCGCCATCATCATGACGGGCAATGCCGCCGGTGCGTCCGTGGGGCAGCTGCAAGACATGGCCCGCGCCGTCTCTGCTGGAACCGGTGCGACCCAAGGTGCTGCCAATGAGGCCATCGCCGCAGCGGCCAACAGCGGCAAGATCGCCGCCGGCAATATCGAGCTCGTCTCGGCCGCTGCCATCAAGCTCAACAAGGCGGTGGGGCTGGAAGTCGCCGACACCATCGAAAGCTTCGCCGAGCTGGGCCGCGAGCCCGTCAAGGCCTCCGAAAAGCTCAACGAAAAGTACAACTACCTTACCGCCTCCATCTACACCCAGATCGAGGCGCTGGAAGAGCAGGGCAAGACCCTCGAAGCCGGCGCCATGGCCCAGAAGGCCTACGCCGACGCGATGATTGGGCGGTCTGATGAGGTGGTGGCACGCCTTGGCTACATCGAAGCCGCCTGGAAAGGCATCATCGACACCGCGAAGCACGGGTGGGACACCATGCTTGGGGTTGGCCGCACCCAGTCCGACACCGACCGGATTGCAGAGCTTCGGCAGAAAATGGCGCCCGGTCGCGGCATCTTCGCAGGCATGTCTGACGAAGAATCGGCAGAGCTCAAGCTGCTTGAAGCCCGTGTGGCTGCCGCAAAGAAAAAGCGACGCCCAAGCCACCCGCCAAGAGCAAGCCCGCATTGCATGGCTCAAAGAGGGCGACAAGTACCTGTCCCGGGCCGAAGAGCGCGAGCGCGCCATCACCAAGGCGCGCAACGAAGGCGCCGCCGCCGGCCTATCTCAGATCGAAATCGAAAAGCGCGTCGCCGACATCCGCGAAGACATGACCGACAAGGCGCGTCAGCCCCGCACCGGCAAGAGCCAGCAAGTCAAAGACGCCGAAGAACTCGCCCGCATCCTCGACCGCATCGGCGGCAAGAGCACCGGCCTGGACGCGGGCTACTATTCCGACCTGCAAAAGCTCTTCAAGGCCTACTCCACCGGAAAGCTCGACCTTGACCGCTACCGCCAGTCCGTAGAACAGCTCACCACCCAGCAAGAGTTTGCCAAAAAGCTCATGGGCGACAGCGCCGCCGCCCGAGAGAAAGAGCTCATCAGCCTCGAGAACACCGCCGCATCCCTTGAGGACCAATACCGCCTCTAC